CACGTTTTTGAATTATTGGCTCTTACCCGGTGAAGGCATATTGGCCCCCAACGGTGTATATATGGTCATTACAAACTTAACGGCGGCTTCGATCTTTTATGGCTGAAGAAACACGCCCCATGGATGTTGCGGGTCGCAAACTGATGATTGCGATCCCTGCCTACGACGGCAAGTTGAACATCAAAACTTCGTTTGCCTTGGCCGATTTGGTGGTCAAAGCTTCGAAGTTTGGCGTTCAGGTGCAACTGTCACATCTATCGGGCTGTTCTCTCATCACCAAAGCCAGAAACGTTCTGGTCGCCAACTTCTTGGAGTCGGACTGCACGGACTTTTTGTTCGTCGATGCCGACATCGTGGTGGACGCAGAGTCTGTGCTCCGCTTGCTAGCGCTGAGCACTGGCAAGGACATCACAGCTGGCATGTACACCCGCCGCGCAGAGGATCGCAAGTTCTTCTTGGACATTTACATCGACCAGAACAACACCCTTGAGTTCGATTCTCATGGGATGTTGCGCGTTGAGAACGTGGCCACGGGCTTCATGATGATCCAGCGCCATGTGCTAGAGAAAATGGTGGCCAACCACCCCGAGTGGACGTACTTCAACGACTTCTACAACCGCAACGAGAGCGCTTTGTTTGACTTTGAGTTGAGCAATGGCCAGTACATCGGTGAAGACTACACGTTCTGCAAACGCGCCCGCGCAGATGGCTTTACGGTGTTTGTTGATCCAGAGATTACCTTGCCGCACGTTGGTTCTCAAGAGTACCACCGCAGCTTCAAAGAGTCCGTGCTAATGCCGCTGATCGAGCAGCACTGCACGCCTAAACTGAAAGTCGCTAATGGCTAAGAAAACCCCATCCCTTGCTGTCGGTCGTGGTGAAAAGTTGCCTGTGTCCAAGGGTGCGGGCTTAACTGCCAAGGGTCGTGCAAAGTACAACGCTGCCACTGGTAGCAACCTCAAAGCTCCGCAGCCTGAAGGCGGTAAGCGCAAGGACTCGTTCTGCGCACGCATGTCGGGCATGCCCGGTCCCATGAAAGACGAGAAGGGCAAACCAACTCGTAAAGCCGCGTCACTGGCGCGATGGAAGTGCTGACATGGACTTGATGGTTTGGAATGTTCTGTTGTCGTTTGCTTCCGCAGCTTTGTTGCTGTGGGTTCGCGTGTCGCACGAAGAGGTGAAGCGCCTAAGCATTTTGCTCAGCAAGACTCGCGAAGAGCACGCCGAGAAGTTTGTGACCAAAAACGACATGCATGCCGACATCAACCGAGTGATTACTCGTCTTGATCGCCTTGAGAGCAAGATAGACGACTTTATGAAGGAACAACGCAGTGCCCTCAGTTAGCAAGAAACAACACAATTTCATGGCGGCGGTGGCCAACAACCCAGCCTTTGCCAAGAAAGCAGGCGTCCCACAGTCCGTGGGAAAAGAATTTTCCAATGCGGACAAGGGCCGCAAATTTTCAAAAGGTGGCGACACTATGGCTAAAAAAGATTCCGAATTTGACAGCGACGTTGCTACGGTAAAACGTGCCCTGTACAAACCAGCTGGCGAGGCGGCGCTGTACAGTCGCGAACGCGGATTTGGTCCAAGTATGGCGCGTCGTCGTCTTGAGGACCGAGGTGTTGATGTTCGCGCTTTGGCGGCCAACGAACAAAACCCAGATGATCTTGGCAGTTACAAAAAAGGTGGCAAAGTGAAACACTCAGACGTTAAGATGGGCAAGGGCATGATGCAAAAGGCCGTGAACAAACACGAAGGCCGTTTGCACAAGGGCGAGCCCATGACCAAGCTGGCCAAAGGCGGCATGGCTTCCAAGATGGGCGCAGTAAAAACTGCAGCCCCAAGCCGTGATGGTATTGCCACAAAGGGCAAAACTAAAGGCACAATGGTGAAAATGGCCCGTGGTGGCAAAGCTTGCTAAGGAGCTGACATGAACAAGGCAATGATTGAACAGGCTATGCAGGAAGCTGCTGACGCCAAGATGCGCAAGAAAACCGAGAAGGCATACAACGATGCCAGCACAACGCCTCCAGCTCCTATGGTCAAAAAGGCCAAAGGCGGCAGCGTGACTCGTGCTGACGGTTGCGTAATCAAAGGCCACACTCGCGGCAAGATGGTGTAAGCATGAGAGCCAGTCGCGGCATGGGTGCCATCTCTCCTTCCAAGATGCCCAAGGGCGTGAAAAAAGCACGCCGGGACGATACCGATTTCACTGAGTACGCTGCTGGCGGAGAGGTGGGGTTGTATGCCAACATCAACGCCAAGAAAAAACGTATTGCTGCTGGCTCTGGTGAGAAGATGCGTAAGCCCGGCTCCAAAGGCGCTCCGACTGCTGACGCTTTCGTTCAATCCGCCAAGACGGCAAAGAAGTAAACCATGACCACTACCGGCTCCACCCTTTTCAATATGGATTTCACGGAGATCGCTGAAGAGGCGTGGGAGAGGGCTGGCCGTGAGATGCGTTCGGGCTATGATCTGCGTACGGCTCGTCGCTCAATGAATCTGATGACCATTGAGTGGCAGAGCAAGGGCATCAATATGTGGACGATGGAGCAGGGCATCATTAACCTGACTCCGGGTTTGGCAACTTACGCCCTTCCTACGGACACCATTGACCTGCTCGAGCATGTTATCCGCACTGGCTCCAACACTGCTTCAACGCAAGCTGACTTGACCATTACGCGCATCAGCGTCTCCACCTATGCGACTATTCCAAATAAGCTTCAGCAAGCTCGCCCAATTCAAGTTTGGATTCAGCGGCTTTCTGGCGAGGTTAATCCAACTGCGTCGTTTCTTGATGGAGCCATCACCTCCACGGACACAACGATCACGCTTGACTCGGTGGTTGGACTAGCCGGATCGGGCTTCATTCGCCTTGACTCGGAAGACATCTACTACACGTACGTCACCGGCAACGTGCTTGGTGGCGTGTTCCGTGGCCAGAACAATACAACAGCAGCTGCGCACACAGACGGCACTGCCGTGTATGTGCCTCAGCTCCCTGCGGTAACCGTTTGGCCAACACCAGACAACTCCACTCCATATCAGTTTGTCTACTGGCGTCTTCGCCGGGTGCAAGATGCTGGTGCTGGTGTGGAGACTGCCGACATGAACTTCCGCTTCCTTCCGGCTTTGGTGTCGGGGCTGGCATACCATATTGCAGTCAAAGTCCCCGAGCTGATGCCTCGCATTGAGATGCTCAAGCAGATGTACAACGAGACTTTTGAGATTGCCGCTGGCGAAGATCGTGAGAAGGCAGCTGTGCGGTTTGTGCCTCGCGCTATGTTCATTGGAAGCGGCGGAGGCTACTGATGGGCAATCGCTTCGCATCCGGCAAAATAGCGATTGCGGAGTGTGATCGTTGCGGGCAGCAGTACCAACTGAAGAAGTTGCGCACCGAGATCATCAAGCAACGCAAATACGAGCTGCTGGTGTGCCCGGAGTGCTGGGACCCAGATCAGCCGCAGTTGATGCTTGGCACATTCCCCGTGGATGACCCACAAGCTCTACGCAATCCGCGTAGGGATACAACGTACGTTACCTCGGGTGTAAACGTCAACGGCAACTTGTCTGGTGGTTCACGAGACATTCAGTGGGGCTGGGCACCTGTAGGTGGGGCCAGCGGCTTTGATGACGGACTCACACCGAACTACTTGGTAATTCGGACATATATTGGTACAGTCACCATATCTTGAAGGAGCTTAAAATGGCATTCACAAAATCAGCAGATGGCATTGCCAAACAAGGCAAAACCAAGGGCAAGAACTTGGGCGACAGCGGCCCCACATCCAAAGAGATGATGGGCGGCAAACCCGGCAAAAGCGGTGGCGGCAAAACCAACGCGGACATGAAGACCATGGGTCGCGGTCTGGCTAAAATCGCAGCACAGAAACGAGGCTAATCATGGCAACCTTCAGCAAAAAAATGATGGGCAAAGAAGTTGGTGATGCCAAAGTCTATGCCAAGCCGCACACGATGGATGGTAAGGTTGTGAAACCTCAGACCAATCCCGGCAAAGAGCCAAACCAAAGTCGCGTTGACACACTGAACATGAGTGTTGGCGCAATGAGCAACAAGCCAGATGGCATGCCTACCAAGACCAGCGGCATCAAAGTGCGTGGTACAGGTGCGGCCACCAAAGGTTTGATGGCACGGGGCCCAATGGCCTAAAGGTTTCCCATGACAATGACGTACGCCCAACTTGTTACTGCGGTACAGGATTACACGCAGAACACGTTCGACACCACGACGATCAATACGTTGATCAAGCAGGCGGAGCAGCGCATCTATAACACGGTGCAGATTGCCAACTTGCGAAAGAACGTCACGGGCGTACTGTCAACCGGGAACAAGTACTTAGCCTGTCCAGAGGACTTCCTCTCGACCTACAGCCTTGCGGTGTACCCGTACAATGCAACGACTGCCACCGGTGTGTCAGGCGCAAAAACCATTGTTGTGGCCAGCGCAACTGGCATTGCGGCAGGGCAGCAGGTCACCGGTACAAACATTGGAACCAACGCAATTGTGCGCAGTATCAACGGCACAACGGTAACCCTGACGGTTGCAAATAGCGGCACCGTCAACGGTGCTGTGGTGTTTCAAGGCGATTACCTTTACTTGCTCAACAAGGATGTGAACTTCATTCGTGAAGCTTACCCTTTGAGCGCGGAACAGTCTGAGCCTAAGCACTACGCCATCTTTGGGCCGCAGTCATCCAACGTCAATGAGCTGTCGTTCATTCTGGGCCCTACGCCAAACGCCAACTACTACGCTGAGCTGCATTATTACTACTACCCAGAGTCGATTGTGACCGCTACAACAACGTGGCTGGGCGACAATTTCGACACTGCTTTGTTGTACGGTACTTTGTGCGAAGCCGGTGTGTACATGAAGAGTGCTCCAGAAGACGGCATGTACAAGACGTACCAAGAACGGTACGTTCAGGCAATTGCACTGCTCAAGAACTTGGGTGACGGCAAGCAGCGGGCCGATGCATACCGCGACGGTCAAGTTAGGGTCGCAGTATCATGAGCAGCATCGTCCAAGGTCTGACCACATCATTCAAGGCGCAGTCTTTCGAGGGGGTTCAGAACCTCTTGACGGACTCGCTGAAGATTGCTCTGTACACCGCCAATGCAGATTTAAACGAGTCCACCACCGTTTACACGTCTGCCGGGGAAGTCACGGGCACTGGATACGTTGCAGGCGGTGTTGCCTTGACGGGCGCAACAGTGAACTCGTCAGGCTTTACGGCTTACGTCAGCTTCAACAATGTCGTGTTTAACGCCGCAGTGACGGCACGTTGCGCTTTGATCTACAACGTGACCCAAGGCAACAAGTCCATCTTTGTGCTGGACTTTGGTGCTGACAAGACGTCTTCAAATTTCACCATCACATGGCCTGCTAACACGGCAACGGCAGCCATTATTCGTTCTTCCAATTAAGGAGCCTGACATGAGCTTGGAAAAAATGACCGCAACGGACAAAGTGGAAGCGGTTACCAAATACAACACAATGCCCGAAGACACCATGTCCATTCATGGCTCTTACCATGCCGTTTGCTATGACGCGCAGGGCAACGTTAAATGGGAAGACGACATCAAGAACTTGGTGACCACGGTTGGCAAGAACTTGACCTTGGACACAATCCTTGGTAACTCAGCCGCTGGTGCAGTCGTGATGGGCTTGAAGGGTACTGGCACTGCGGTCGCAGCAGACACACAATCCTCCCACGCAAGCTGGCTGGAAGTTGGTTTGGCTAACGCTCCTGCTTATTCTGGAAACCGTCCAACTCCTTCCTTCAGCTCAGCCGCTGCGGGCAGCAAGACCACATCCTCTGCGGTGTCGTTCTCCATGACCAGCACAGGCACTGTGGCCGGCTGCTTCATCAACATCGGCGGCAGCGCGACCAAGGACTCCACCAC